ACTCGTAAAAAGTTAACTCGTGAAATTTTAATTGGTACAGGTGCGACGAATCGACTTGCTGGTATTTTCTCGGCAGCAGCTACGGCAATTGATTCAGCAACNGATTTAGAAATTTCAGCAATTGATGCATCTACATTGGATGAAATTATNTATAGCTATGGTGGAGATGAAGACGTAGAAGATGCNGCAGTATTNATTTTAAATAAACTAGATTTAAAAGCATTTGCTAAGCTTCGTACATCTGATGGTAAAAAGGTATATAACGTAGTATCACAAGGTAATTCTGGAACAATTGATGGGGTACCATTCATTATTAATAGTGCTTGTAAGGCTGTTTCTGATGCTAAAACAGCAGCTGGACAATATANCATGGCATATGGTCCTTTATCAAACTATCAACTTACTATTTTCTCAGATATGGACGTTCAACGATCTACAGACTTTAAATTCAAGCAAGGTATGATTGCTCATAGAGGTTCTGTTTTTGCAGGTGGTAACGTAATTTCTAAAAATGGATTCTTACGAGTGAAGAAAGCGGCTACTGTATAATAGTCGCTTTTCTTTATGGTATAAGGAGGTTTAACAGTGAGTGGGAAACCGTTGAATAAATATGTTGTAAAAAGAGCTTTTCGAGATAAATTCACTTTCGTTCATTATAGTGTTGCAGATTCATATGAATCAAATGACACAGAACGTGTAATGTATTTACAAGATAAAGGTTTCTTGAATAAAGAACGAACTATAGATAAACAAGAAGGCTTAAAAGGACCAGTCCATGTTGGAGGAGGGTATTACGAACTTCCAAATGGTGAAAAGATTAAGGGTAAAGATGCCGCTCTGGAAGCTTTAAAACAGCTAGAGCAAGTTGGTGAATGAATATGATGCTTGATGTTGTGAAGAAAGCGGTACGTGTCTCACATAACGCTCTTGATGATGAACTTGAAGATTTAATTGAAGCATCTCGATATGATTTGAAGTTATCTGGCGTTTCTCACCTTAAGACAAATGATGATANTGATCCTCTAATTAAAAGAGCAATNATTACGTATGTAAAAGCTAATTTTATTTCAGACGCAAAAGAGGCAGAACGTTTTTTNGCATCTTATAACATGCTTAAGAATCATCTAACTTTAGCGGGTGACTATAAATGAATGATATTTTACTATTCCCAGTAATAACAATTACTAAAGATGAACTAGGACAAGTTGAGGAAAATGAAGTATTTAGTAAACAGGTATTTTGNAAGAAAAAATCAGTTCCTCAATCAGAATTCTTTCANGCTGGACAAAGTAACATCAAGGCTAGTCATATATTGATTGTTCATGTCTGGGATTACCAAGATGAACGAAAAGTGAAGTATCGAGATAAAGAATATAGCATTTACCGCACATATGAAAGAGACGATGAAAAGATCGAACTTTATTGTGAGGTGAAAGCNGGTGTCTAATATTGATACNCTTGCAAGTGATATTGCTAGGGAATTGCAAAGATACGCTAACCTAGTAGAAGAAGATATAGAAGATGCTAAAGAAAAGGTTGCGAATAATCTTGTGAATGAATTGAAACAAAAAAGTCCTAAGAAAACAGGGAAGTATGGTAAAGGCTGGCGGAAAAAGAAGGATGGCAGTGCAATCATTGTTTATAATGCATTGAAACCACAACTTACACATTTATTGGAAAAGGGACATGCTAAAGCAAATGGTGGTCGTGTAGCAGCTAAGGTTCACATTGCTCCGGCAGAAGAAAAAGCAATAAATGAACTAATTGAACGTGTCGAAAGGGCGATTCAACAATGACATTAGGTGAATTAAAGAAAATTCTTGATGCTACAGGTTATCCTGTGGCTTATTCACATTTCACAGCAACGCCAACCAATCCAGTTCCAGCGCCACCTTATATTTGCTTTCTTGTGGACGGATCAGCGAATTTAATGGCTGATAACAAGGTATATCACAAGATAAATAACTTAAGTATCGAGCTTTATACAAATAAAAAAGATTTAGTTGCTGAAGCAACTCTTGAAAAAATCTTAGATAATTATGAGATTCCTTATGAATCCTATGAGGTTTTTATTGAAACTGAAAACCTATTTCAAAAAAATTATGAAACGAGGTTGATATAAATGAGTGAGAACAAAGTAAGTTTTGGATTGAAAAATGTCCATTATGCAACATATGAAACAAAAGATGGGGTAGTTACATTTGGAACACCGATTCCATTGCCTGGTGCGGTTGAACTAACAAATGAACCACGCGGTGATTTAATTGAATTCTATGCCGATGACATGCTTTATTACTCAGCAGATAATAACCAAGGTTATGAAGGAACGTTAAATATTGCACTCCTTCCGGAGCAATTTGCAATTGATGCGTTAGGTGAACAATTAGATGAGACAGATGGTGTATTAAATGAATTAGCTGATGCAAAAGGGAAACCATTCGCACTGTTATTTGAGTTTGATGGTGATGTGAAAGCAACCCGTCATGTTATGTATAACTGTTCAGCGAGTCGCCCTAATATTTCATCAAAATCAAAAACGAATTCAGCTGAACCGAATACAAACGAGCTTAAATTCGTTGCAAGCCCAATTATTCTAGCAACTGGTGGTAGACCAATGGTTAAGACAAAGACAACTTCTAAAACTACATCGGAAATTCATGATAATTGGTATAAAAAGGTTTATGTGAAAACACCAACAGCACCAAAAGGAGCGTAATTAGATGGAAAAAACAATTGTAATAGATGGTAAGCAAGTTCGACTGAAAAGTACAGCAGCAACTGTTAAGCGTTATAAAGCGCAATTTAGACGTGATTTGTTTGCTGATATGATGGCTTTAGGAGCTATTGGTACGTTTACACCACAAGATGGTTCTCAGCCTTCTATTGACCTCTCAAATGTAGATTTAAAGAAAATAGATTTTGAAGTTATTTATGATTTAGTTTGGTTATATGCTAAAACCGCTGATCCGAATCTTCCGGATCCAATTACATGGTTAGACGGATTTGAAGAGTTTCCCATTTATGAAATCATTCCAGAGATTAACGATATGATTCAAAGTACAATGGGAGCAAAAAAAAACTAAAGAAAAGTAATGGAGAGCAAGGGACTTTCAGTGACGGAGAATTCACCACTGATTTGTTCCTTGCTCTTTGTTATAAAGCGAAATTAACGAGTTGGGATTTAGAGGTAATGACCATCGGTGATTGCTTTGATTACATTGCTGAATTTGCTGAAATGGAGAATCCAGACAAAGAAAAAACTCGTAAAGCAAATCAAAAAGACTTCGATTCATTCTAAATGGACATCTTTATTTATTAGAGATGTATTCTTTTAAAATGGTTTCAATTAAGTTATTCAAGCTTCTATTTTGTTCTTTCGCTTCTTGTTCAAGTTTTTCTTCTAGATTCTTTTCAATTGTAAAAACGTATCTTGTTTCACTTGCGGATATTTCACCCACATTAATTACCTCAATATAATTGTATATTGATATCAACTTGATACAATATTATTAGGGAGTGATAATATGAATAAACAAGGGGTTATTTATAAGATTGAGAATTCAGTTAACGGAAAAGTTTATATCGGTCAAACTAGAGTTGGATATGAAAAGAGGATAAACGAACATCTATATGGATTAGAAAGAAATAAACACAAAAATGACCACCTGCAAAGAGCGTGGAATAAATATGGAAAAGAATACTTTGATTTTTCGATTGTGGAAAAATGTGAAATTTATGATTTAGACGAATTAGAAGTTAAATGGATTGCTCATTATAAAAATATATTAGGTGTATACAATTGCGAAAGCGGAGGAAATAAAAATAAAGTTCCTTCTGAATATTCATTAAAAAAAATGTCAACAGCTTCAAGGGAAAAATGGAATGACCCAAAATATGCAAAAAAAATGAGAGAGAAATTCTCTAAAATACACGGTGGAAAGAACAATGTAAATGCTACAAGGATAATTTGCATTAATACAGGTGAGGTTTTCGAGACCATGACAGAAGCATCTAAGGAATACGACATCTCAATAAATGATATATGGAAGGTTTGTATAGGGGATCGTATCAGTGCAGGATTTCATAAAAACGGAGTGCCACTTCAATTTTCTTATTATAAGGAAGGTGAAAAATATAGGTTGAAAGAAATTAGAGGCCTTCATGAGATTAGAAAAGTTGTTTTAACAAACACAGGTGAAGTTTTTGAAACTGCCACACAAGGAGCAAAAAAATATAATCTATCACAAGGCGCAGTATCGAGTTGTTGTGGAGGTAAAATTAGATCAGCAGGGAAATTACCTAATGGAGAATATTCTGTTTGGGTTTACGAAGATGAATACGACTCTAATAAAAATTATTATTTTCATAGACATAAAGGTAGTCATAATCCAAGAGCAAAAAAAATTATTTGTTTAACTACTGGTGAAATATTTGAAACGATGACAGAAGCGGCTAAGAAATATAATATTAGCGGCAATGGTTGCAAAATCTCATTAGCATGTACAGGGAAAAGGAAGCATGTCGGTAAACTACCTGATGGCACAAAATTAGCATGGTCCTATTACGAAGAAAGTAAAGCACTCAAATAAAGGGTGCTTTTTATTATGCCGAAAAAAGGGGTGGATTAAAATCGCTGGGCGTATAAAAGGAATTGTTGTGGAAATTGGCGGCGATTCGGTTGGCTTACAAAATGCATTAAAAGATGTAAATAAACGTAGTAATGATTTAACAAAAGAACTGAAAGATGTTGAACGGTTGTTAAAATTTGACCCTGGGAATATTGAGGCACTTTCTCAAAAGCAAAAATTACTTACACAACAAATAGAAAATACAACGCAAAAGCTAGATAAATTGAAAGCAGCGGAACAACAAGTCCAAGCGCAATTTCAAAACGGAAAAATTTCTGAAGAACAATACCGCGCATTCAGGCGTGAAATTGAATTTACAGAAGGATCGCTTAATGGCCTAAAGAATAAGCTTGGGAACATGAAGGCTGAGCAAGATAGCGTAGCAAGTTCAACAAGACAATTAGAAACATTGTTTAGTGCTACTGGGAAAAGCGTTGATGATTTTGCAGGAGCATTAGGAAATCGTCTTGTGAATGCAATTAAAAGTGGTACGGCTACAAGTCGGCAATTGGAACAAGCGATTGGGATTATTGGTAGGGAAGCATTAGGAGCAGAAACAGATATAGAGAAATTGCAACGTGCTCTTCGGTC